TATAACAACAGCTTCTTGTATGTTTCTTAAATCTACTTGTCCACGATTAGCTAATCTTATATCAGTACCATTAATTAATTCTTTAAGTGTTCCACCTCTTCTGCCTGTTGCAGTAATACTGTTGTCTATATCTTTTTCTCCAAATGCTCTAATCAAGTTATCTGATATAACTTTGGACTGTATTCTAAATTGACCTGTTTTACCTAGCGAGGATTTTCCAAACACCATATCTGATACATAACCATTATTAAATCCATCTATAAGACCTTCTTTAATAATTGCAGGGTCAGTTGCATCAGCTACAGTCTTTGCAAACTTATGATTAAATCCTGAATTAATCATATTTAAAAATGTAGGTTGATTTGCTTTGTTAGCTTCTACAATAACAGTAGACATACCATCTAGTATCTCGTCATTGTTTTGCCAAAACTCTGCTACAGTTCCACCTTCATCAACAAATCTTTTCATTTCTTTTTGTGCACCAGCAAGTACTTCATCAAATTTCTCTGGAACTTTACCTGCTATTCCTACACCTCTAGTAAACATAACACCTGGGTCTGTGTAGTACATAGCAACTAAATTCATAGCACCACCCATAATTCCTGATAAACCTTTGTTAGGGTCAAATGCTACCTTAGTTAACTCTTCATCTCTTTCATCTTCTAGTTCATCAACAAGTTTATTTTTTTGTGTAATAGATATTTCACCTTTATCAAATGCTTGTTCTACTTGTAATATTTTTAAATCATATAATTCTTGTGTTTCTTCATACATTACATTTTCAGGTGCATATCTACCTGGCATATTTCCTGTAACTAAGTAACTAGCAAAATCTCCTATGTTAGAAGATATCTGTGCTTTTTCATAACCTTCTCTTAACTTTCTATTTTCTGCTGCTGGTGTAGACTCAGCTAATATATTTAATAAAGGATTGTCTGATACTTCTTCTGTAACAATGTCATACCAGTTGTTTAAAGCCAAACTAGCTTTTTCTGTTTGTGTAAGTTCTCTTTGCAATTCTTTTTCTTGTATTCGTATTTCATCAAGAGTATTTTCTTTTGTTGCTTGAATAGCAGCTTCTATATCAGTTTTCTGAAGATACCCTTCTCCTTCAGCATCTACTACACCTTGTGTAGCTAACCATGCTTTTGATTTAGTTTCTACATCAACTAAGGAATCTACTGGTGTATCTAAACCAAAAATATTTAATAAAGTTTCTGGAGCTGTTGTAACATAATTATTTAAAGTTTTTATAAATGCTTTTGCTCTTACACTTGATGCTTTCCATTCTTGTTGATTATCGTTACGACCTTTTTTTTCAAACTCAATCATGTCTTGTCTAGTAAGACCCATTTCAGCAAGTATCTCTTCTTCGTATTGTGCATAAGGCACACCTAATTGATTAACTACACCTCTTTGAATAACATCAAAAATACTATTAAGACCCATAAAAAGAGTTCCTGTTAATAACTTATTACTTTTTTCGTAACCTAAATCTTTACTTGTCTGTTTTAATATTGCATCATTGTTACGAACTATCTGTTGTACTTTTTTTAGATAATCTGTAACAGCATTTGGTTTACCATTAGTTAAATTAACTTGTATAGGTTTAGTAGTTTTATATAATTCATAGTATTGCTGTGGTGTAACATCTAGCTCTGCTGCTGATACTACTAACTCATCCATTTCTAGTGGTGTTAAATCTTTTAAATTTTGAAAGTTTTGAGTAAGTGCATCTAAATCAGTATTAGCTTTAGTAACATCTTTCTTTTTATTGTATGCAATACTTTCGTTTTGTTTTTCAAAGAAATCTTTGTTCCATTTATGATAAATGTTCATTAGAACCTCTGATTAGTTACTGGTGCTTTTTCCTTAATTAACTCTATAAGTATTTGAGTATCTGTACCTACTGGCAAACTAACTGTTTGTTGTGGGTTACTATCAAATGTTCCTGGTTCATCTTGCCTTTCAGTACCTTTAGCGAATATATCTTCTGGTGTATATTGCATAGCTGCTGCATCTTGTGGTAATAACATATCAGAAGGTGGTTTACCTACTGCAGCTATTTGTTCTTCTTGCTGCGTATATCCACCAAATTCATCAGAACCTGGTATAGGTTTTAAAACTACATCTTGAAATGCACCATCTATTTTAGGTTTTCTACCACCTGGCATTGTTACCATCCTTATCTGGGTCTTCTATTTCAAAACCCATACTTATACTAAACCATACACCAGGTAATTGTGTAGGTAAAATGTATGCACCTAGAGGAACATCCCCTTGTACAAATAAATCTCTTATTATGGTTGGTTCAGATTCTACTTCTGGAATATCCCAATCTTCATTATTTATAATATTGTAAAATCTTGCATTAACTTCTGATGGGTTTTTAGCCAAGAGGTCCTCCTGGTGGAAGTCCTGGTCCTGCTGCTAATTGTTCAGGTGGTAATCCTCCACCTAGTTGTGCTAAAACAGAAGCAATATCTGGTTCAGCTTGTGGAATCTGTGGTCCACCTGCACCAGTTAACGCAGCTTCTTGTGGTGTCATTTCTGGTTCTTCTGGTGTATAAAACTTATCAAGAATCTCTGACATATTTTGTGGGTTTTTTCTAATCTCTATAGCTGCCATAGTTGCTTTAGCATTACCTTGTGCAGCTTGTGCCATTAATGATTCAAATAATACATTCTCTGCTTTTTCAGAGTTAACTCTGTTTTGCACTTGGGATATATTATCAATACCATCAAGGTTCTCTTGTAGTGTTTGCATATCTATTACGCCCTGTTGTTTTAGTTGCAACCCTGTTATTATTTTTTGTGGCTCATCAAATCCTGCCATAACACCATAGACTCTTCTAGTCTTGTACATTTCTGCAATATCTGTTCCTGGGTCATAAGATTCTTTAAATGCAGTTCCTTTTCTAAATCCTGCAATAGGTTTTCTTTGACCTTTATACATAATCTCATCCCACTCTAATCTCTTAGAATCTACTTCTTCTAGTGCATCAGTTAATACTGTTTGATATTCTCTTACATGAAGTGATGCAGATTGTCCTAGTTCTTCTAATCCTCTACCAGTAACAAAAGCATTAGGGCTTTGTCCATCATCTGATACTGGATATGCAGAACCTAGTCTTAGGTGTCTTTCAAGTCTATCTATTTGTTGGAACAATTGATAAGGCAAATTATTAGTTGGTTTGCTAACTTGCGAACCAGGTGTCAAGTAATTGACTGCGAATCTACCTTTTCTATATTGTCCAGATTCTATCTCGCCAATGATGTTGGTTTCTGTGAACACAGCATCTTCCATAGCAATAACAGATAGAACATTGATTTTTGCCATATTTGCCATCAAGCCAATTACATGATGAAACTGACTTTGCATTTGGTCAAAGCTGTAACGCTTTGCTACAACAAATCTTGGTCCTGATTTAAGAGGGTTAGGAATAAAATCTAATATAATTCTGTTTTCTGGTAAGAATACATAAGTACCTTCTTCATCATAATACTCTGCAACTACTTTACCTGTACCATCTGCGTTAGCCCATCCTTGGTCGTAACTAGATAGATACGCCATAGTATTATATTCTGAACTAACTTCATCAAGTATTACATTTTTATGTTTTGGATACATCTCTGCAAGTGTTGTGTGAGGTACTCTTTGTACTACAGCTAATTCTTTTGGTTGTTGGTCTACGCCAAAGTATCCTGGATAACATAGATAAGGGTCTCTTATCTCTGCTACTGGATAAGGTACTCCATTAGCATCTTTCTTTTCTTTTAGTATCCATACAACAAAACCATAACCAGGTAACCATCTACCTATTTGTGGTAATTGTTTATCTAGTTTTTGCATATCATCATACGCGTGTACGATTCGTTCTAGTTTTTCTGCTCTCTTAGTTGCTCTTTCTGAATCTTTATCGTTATATATATCTACTTTTAAATCTGGTGCTCTACCTAATTTTTGTGCAAATCTTTCTAATGCAGACATTAACAAGTTAGGTGCTGGTAATTGTTTATAATCCATATCACGCATATCTTTACCAAGTAATGCTTTTAATCCATCTGCACCACCATTCATAATAGCTCTTATGTTTTCTTTATCGCCTACATAATCAGAGTGCATAGCTCTAAGTTCGTAAACTCTTGCATAAAGCTCATCTGCTGTTTTCATGTTCTCCAAACATCTATATCTATATCTAGCCCAGAGTATCCACTAAAGCTAGGTTCATATTCCATACCCATTGTAGCAAGTCTTTCTTTTTGTAAACGCCTTATTGTTTTCATTGGAAACCAACTCGCCATAACTAAGTCAGACTTCTGTCCTACACTTCTACTTTTGTTTTGTGCAGAACTAAAATATACTAACTGACTTGTATATAAGTTTACCTTTTCTTGTGCTTCAAAGCTACGATAAGGTAAATTAATTAGCTTCTGCTCAAACAATGGTCTCATAGCTGTAACACCATATACTGGGTCATGCTTGTTGCCATAAGTTTGTGTACCTTCTAAAAAGATACCATGCTTTCCTGCAAACTCTCTAATTGATTTATCTTGTCGTATTGCTCTCTGAAAACCATTCTCTTCAATAACCCAATGTGCTAAGTTATATTTTTGATACCACTGTTTTATTATTTCTAGTGCTACTGGAATACCACCACCTAAACTGTTTTCCATATCTATCATAAATAACTTATCTGTCTGTTGGTCATATCCCCACAAAAACGCAGCCTGGTATCCTGTTGACGCAGGGTCAAGTCCTGCAATTAATCTTACATTAGTTGGTATATGTCCTATGTCTCTGTTTTGGTCTCTACATTCTTCTATCTCTGGTCTGTCAAATAAACTCATACCATCTGGCATAGCTACATTAAGATATACCATTTCATAGATTGCTCTACCACCTGTAGTCTCTGCAGCTTTCTTTCTATCCATAAGCCATTTGTATGTTCTTTTTTTAGCCCACAACATACAGTCTTGATGTAACTCATTATCCCAATCTGGTTTTGAACAAGCTGTGTCATGTGCTTCTTCTACAATAGTTAACCATGATTCGTTGTCTAACAAGTGAGAATACAAATCGTCATAGTGTTGTCTTGAACCTATAACAACCATAGCTGTATGTTCCTCTTTACGACTTGATAATGTTGTAGTCCACCAGTTTCTTGTGTTCTCTCTTGATGCAGGTTGCATAGTAGAACTGTGGTCCTCAATGTCATCAGCAATAATTATGTCACAGTCACGAGAAAGTATTTTACCACCTCTACCTATACCAACCATAGTAGGAGACTTAATACCAGTAACAGTACGAGTACCAACAGTAAAACCATTTTGTGACCATGACTTACCAGTTCTACTTGTAGGTTTAAACTTAGGTCCTGGTCCACATATCTCTTCTATTAGTAATTCGTTACTTTCTAGTTGGTCAAGTACAGAACTAACTGCATTCTTTGAAATCTCTTCGTTACCACCAACCCACAATATTCTTATGTTTGGTTTTGTGCATATTAACCATACTGCGAAATGTATTAACAAGTCAGTCTTACCATGTCGTGGTGGCGATAGTATCATTTGCTGATTACCATGTTCTATTGCTTCTAAGATAGAATTAATCCATTTGATGTGAAAATCTGGTGTTTCGTATGCGTCACCTGTTTCTGTTTGAAAATATCTGTCTCTAAAATCTCTAAAGTCTTGTAATGATTTTTCTGCTACTTGTGGTAACTCCCAAGTCTTTCTTGCTTCTTCTTGTTCTAAATCTTCTATGTATGCTTGATACGCCATAGATACTGCTGCTACAGAAGTTTCAAGTATCTTTGCTACATCTTGTATAGTTGTTTTTTGTGTAAGTATATCTTTACCTAGACCTGATTCTTTTAGGTCGTTATAAACTACACCTCTACGACTTTGTACATTTTGTTTACTAGGTATAACTAATTCGTCTTCTTTTTGTACCCATTGAACGCCTTTTGCTTTAGCTCGTTTTTTTTGTGTTTGTATTCTGTTAGCACATCTATCGCTACAATATTTTCTACGCTTACCACTAAGAACTCTTTTACACCCTGCAGCGTAACATAATTTTCTATCTGACATAACCAGTACATTCTTTATTTTTACACTTCATATTGTCCTTGGGTAGTAACACCTCTCCACATTTTGGACAGGGTATATCAATACTCAAATTTTTTTTCTTTTTTTAGGAAAACCTTTTTTCATGTTAGCGTAAGCCTCTGGACTAATTGTAGAGTTTTTCTTGGACCTACTTGTTCCTGCTTTTTTACGCTTGTTCATGTTGTGGTATAAACCTTTTTTAGCTGCCATAACTTATCCTTACCACATCTTACAAGACCAATATCTTGGACTTGTTTTATCTTTAGCTGTACTGCATTTGTGTCTTGCTCTAAATGATTTTCTAGCTTCTGGGTTATCTTTACGAATCTCCATGTTAGGGTCTCCAAACATAACCTTTTTAACTTTGCCACCATCTTGTACATAAACTTTAAATTTTTTACGACCATAACCTGGCTCACCCTTACTAATCCTAGATGGACTATTGAGTTTGACAGA